TATACATCATGTTAGGACGACTGTTAGGACCATAGACAGTTGTAAATCTCATGCCAACTGAATTAGGTGGTGCCATGATTTCATTAATCCACTTTGTCATGGCATATGGATTCTCCCAGTAATTTTCTTCTACTGCACTAGAAGAAGCATACAAAAGTCTTGTATTAGTTTCTCTACACCATTCAAATAATTTCTTTGCTTTGATTACATTGTTTTCATAATAAAGTTGTGGTTCTTTCAAACTTTCTCTGATATCAGCATATGCTGCAAGGTGAATAACAAGATCATAATCACCACCTGCAAAGTTTCCAATATCGTCAGGATAATCAATACCATCTACATTATTGGCACCGATGGTTTGTTGCCAATCTAGAAAAACGTTACGACCAATAAAACCGTTATGACCAGTAACTAAAACTTTCATGATACCATCCTACTAAATCCTTTAACTTTTTCAAATCTCACCACATTATCAAATCGATCCTCTAGACCAGTCTTGTGAGAGATAATGAAGATGTTTGCATCTTTTACAACGTATTTAATAATCTTGATAAACTCCTCTGTTCCAAATCCATCAAGAGAACTATCAAACACCTCATCCATAATAAGTAGATTTGTGTTGACAGAGTTCTTCATCCTTGCTACCTCTCTCCAAGTAAACAAGAGTGCTAAGTCAATTCTCATCTTCTCTCCCTCGCTGAAAGAAGCATAAGAAAAATCTTCATGAATTGGGGATTGGACGGTTTCGCTAAACTCCTCATCAAGTGTGAAGTTAATATAGAAGTCCATCATCTGTAGATAACGGTTTACCTGCTGATTAATCAGCGGAAGATACTTCTTAATGATTTTAGATTTTACTCCACCGTCTTTAAGTAGACTATACGAAAAATCGTAATAGCTAATCGTGTCCTTCTTTGAAGACAGTTCGTCGTATGTAGTTTTTAAATTGTCTTTGAAGGTCTCTAACTTTTCATGTTCAGTATTTCTATTTGCAAGTTGATCGGTAAGGTTTTGAACTTCCGATTCCAAATCTCTGATTTGTCGTTGACATCCAGAAATTCGAGCATTGTTTTGAGAAATGCCATTATTGAGTTTTGAGATCTCCTGCGAAAGAATAGTAAATTGACGCTCTCGCTCTTCTTCCTCTTTAATTGCTTCCTCCAGTTCTTTATAACCGGATTGCAACTCCTTAGCTTTATTTTGAGCGTCGTTAATTCTATTTATTCTAAGATTCTCTTCAATCTCTTGATTACAGGTAGGGCAGACCGTATTTTCTGTGAAGAATTTATGTTCCTTAGTAATGGTCGATACCTTATTAGAAATCTTACCTTTTAAATTTCCAAGTTTACGAAGTTTATCCGTAGCACCTGTAACATGTTGCTGTTGTTTTGTATGTTCAAATATATTTTCTTCTGTTACAGAGTTCTGTTTCATATACAGATCCGTTTCGGTAAGAAGTTCAGTTACTTTCTTCTTCTTACTCTCAATATTTTGTGCTGCCTGATTTTCTAACTCTTCAATAAAATTCTCCTGCATCTGAACTTTATCCGTCAGAGACTCTTTCTTAAGATTAAGAACTTTAATATCCTCTTTCACCATCCGAATTTTATCTTTCAAAATACTATTCATAGAAGAAAAGATTTTGATGTCAAGTAGATCTTCAATCACTTCTCTCCTACTGTTTGCAGGGAGTTGCATGAAAGGAACAAAGGTGCTACTACCCAAAATTACAATCTGGGTGAATGACTTGTAATTCATCTTTAGAACGTTTTGTTCTAACCACTTCTGCTGATCCAAAGCTGCAGCAAACTGATCCATCACAGAACCGTTCCTATGGATCTCAAATACAGCGGGTTTGATTCCACGAACTACTTTCCAATTAGTATCGCCAATCGTAAATTCAACCTCTACCTTACAATCCTTCTCATTTACGGAGTTAATAAGTTGTGGTTTATTAATCTTACGAAAAGGTTTACCAAACAAAGAGAATGTCAAGGCATCCAATACCGTTGACTTACCTGCACCGTTCGTACCAATAATCAGATTGGTAGAGTTTTCGTTGAGTGGAAATTCAGTAAATTGATTACCCGTTGATAAAAAGTTTTTCCAACGAATTTTTTCAAACAAAATCATGACTAGCGTCTGGAGGAATTACAAGGTCGTTCTTCGTGATTACTGCATACTTATAATCATGCATCTCACAGGTTTTAATCATTATCTCATCTTCTACTTCGATTACATGCATATCGGGACTTCCATCATCCTCTAACATCATAGCATATCTCATCGCATCATCTTCTCCTTCAAACAAATAGAGGATCTGATCTCCCTCATCATCTGCTACAGAATATGCACCCTCCTTCTCTTTTCCATAGATTGTTAGGATATACATTACACCAACTCACATGCTTCCTGATATACTTCGTTCATAATTTTTTGAATCAAAGATTTATCAAGAGAAACCTCTGCCTCTTCAATATATCTATTAAGAATTGACATCGTGTCCTCAGATTCAACCACGTCAACTTCTTTTTCATACCAACCACTAAAATCAAAGTTTTCAACAACTTTTAGTTCAGCAATACCCGATGAATAAAGTTTATCTACGAACTTTTCAAAGTTTTTTGTATTAGTTTTCTTACGAACAACAACCTTTACAATTTTGTTTTCATATTCTCTAGTATCAAATGTTTGATGCGGAGTGTCCTCATAATAAATGTTATAGAACATTCTATGTGGATTATTGACCGGAGTTCTTTCCAGGGTCTCTGTGTCAAAGATATGGAATCCACGAGCATCATTCACATCACTCCAGAACATCTCATATGGATTTCCTAGGTACGAGATTTTGCCATTAGTCGATCTAGTGTGATAGTGACCGGAGAAGACATGACTGAACTTCTCAAATACTGAGCACTCCATACCATGCTCCATGACGATCTGTCGATTAACTCTAAATCCTTGGAGTTCAAGGTGCCCCATCGCGCACTTGCAATCTGTCTTTTCAATAATCTTAAGAGTGTCTGCTTCATTTTCCTGATTAATCCATGGTATCAAAAGAATATTAAGATTATCGACTTTAATCTCTGTAGGTTCTGAGTAAATTTCTACATTATCATATTCACGCAACAGTAGATCAACTGCGTTAATGCTGTTAGTGTTTTTATAATACGCTGTATGATTGCCAACGATGGTATGAACTTTAATTCCCATCTTGTGGAGTCTATCGTAATAATTATCCTTTGCCCATGCAAGAGCAGCAAAGTTAATACCAGTTCTATTATCAAACGTATCACCCATATCAATAATCGTGGTAATACCTTCTTTCTCTAGAGTTGGAAAGAATACTTCTTCGTAGAACTTTAGGAAATAATCATGAAACAGTTTAGAGTTCTTACGAGCACCAAAGTGTTGATCAGTAATGATTGCAATTCTCATCAATAACGAAGTTTGGAATGCACAGCATCTTTGATTTGATTATAGTCACTATAATTCGATCCGTCAAGAGTATTGTTGTCATCAAATACTTCACTGTAACCAGATCGTTCAATAATTTTGTTTTTAATTTCTAACTGACGCTTCTCCCTTTGGATCCTGCGGAGAAACGCATAATGAATGATCTGCGTAAAGTAAGCAAAAGGATTTTGGGATTTCTCAGGATTAAAATTATGAATGTACTGAACGCAATTTTCGATTCCATCAGAAACCATGTCCTCCTTGAACATGTAGTTGACAAAGTTTGGTTTGAAAGAAAGGTGATTTGCAATCTTTAGAAAACACTCACCGATGTATCGTGGAATGGGAGGTTTAGGAAGACCTTTCAGTTCTGCAATTTCTTTATCTTCACGATACTTGATAAGAGCAGCAAGAAACTCTTTATTGTTGACGTAATGTTCGGACCTTTTTCTTTTAGCCATACCAGGTCTTATCATAAGTTTATCTCATAATATGTATGAATTATATCATCTTACGAAAGACTTGACAAGTTTTCAAATTTAAGTAGAATAACTTTGTGGAGTTTGATAAGCAGGCTTTAGTTCTTTTTAAATATCTTCTCTAAGACTTCTTTTGCATCTTTGACGTTACCAATACGTCCCATGCGTCTATTTAACTGAGTATTGTTGTCGTCATCATTATTAGATGATCTAACATAATCTTGATACATCATTATCATTTCTATATCAGATGACTCAGACATCGTGAGCACATCAGAAATATTAAGAATAAACATATCTTCGGTGGTTGTTTTCAACCATGGTTCTACCTTGTAACCAACGATTCCCATTCTACTTTTAATTTCATTTACAACAACTGGATTAGAAACCAATAAAAGAGTTCTATCATCTTCTTCAGATGCAGCAACTCTTGCAAAAATTTCTTCACCAGATTTTAATTTTAATGTTGCAAAAAAATCGTCTTCTATCATACCTTTAGTTTAATAGTGATTATCTCATAGTTAAAGTTTTCTTCATTATACGTTTTAATTCTTTCTATGAAATGATTAAGTGTGTAATTTCTTCTGGACTTAGTTGAAACATCATCTGCAATATCATACAGAGTTGCTTTTACTTTGTCTTTTCCTTTTCTAAGAACTCGTCCAATACTTTGAAGATTGCGGATTCTGGACTTACTTGGAGAGGCAAAGATAACGTTATGGAGGTTTTTAATGTTGATACCAGTAGAAAAAGTTCCATAGGAGGCAACGATAATAGCGTTGATTTCTCTTTCTGTAATCTCTCTTACAATTTCTCTTTGTTCTGCATCTACACCACCATGTATAAAAAATACCTTACGGTCACCTCGCTTGTTTTTATTTATCTCCTCATAGAGTACGGCACCATGTGCTTCGACTCTTGCAAAAAGAACAAGTGTATTTCCTTTAAGATCAAGTGTTAGATTACGAATAAATCTATTACGTTGTTCATGAGATATAAGATATTGAATCTCATCTTCATAAACTTCAAATTTTTGAGGTGGATGTTTAAGTACAAGACACTGAATATCTAGTTGAGATAGATGTCCTTGTCTCATTAATTCTTCAGTCCTGGTTACTTTGTATGATGGACCAAAGAGACCCTCTAATACCCACTTGTGAGTCTGTGTGCCGTCAAGTGTACCAGTAAAACCAAATCTATATTTTGCATGATGTAGTTTAGTCATGATCTGAATCAGAGACTTTGACTTAAACAAGTGTGCCTCATCACCGATTACAACATCAAACTTCTCAAACCAACTTCTTTCTAACTTATAGATAGATTGCCATGTGGTAATGACAATTGGACGATCATCATTCTTCTCCCTCCCACTATAAATTTTATGGCAGTAACTCTCTGAGTCCCACCCATATTCCCCAAAGTCCTTATACATCTGCTCTACCAGACTGGTCGTGGGAACAACTACCAGAATATTTTTCCCTTGCTCAACGTAATATCTTGCTAATGAGTAAATCATCAGAGATTTGCCTGACGCAGTTGGAGATATCAATAGTCTTCTGTTGTGTTTTAGAGCATCGTATACTCCCTCGACTTGGTATTGTCGTGGCGCGTAGGCCGAAATCGATTTAATATAATCTTTGACCCCTTCAAAAGAAATAAACTCATTCTCCTCATAAGGAGTCCCGTAGAATTTATTATCTTCAAACTTATAACTGTATCCGTAGTTTTTGCAGAAAGATACGATCTTATCTAACAGACCAACATAGATCTGCTTTGATCTCATGTCGTAAAGGTGTATCTCTCCATTCCAATTTCTTCCACGATACTGTGGCATAAATTTTGCATTAGGAACCTCAAACTTAAAGTGATCTCTAAGTTCGTATTCTATATGAGGTTCGGTATTAATCTTTAAAAATACTTCGTTGGATTTAGAAATAATAAGATTTGCCGTCGTGTCAATCACGAATATCCATATATCTAAAGATATTTATTACATATTATTCAACCTGTGTTCTAAGGTAATTCTAAAGAAATGATCTCTCATGGCAATTAGATCCTCTTGTTCCATGGGATCACCGCCACTCCATTTATTAACAGCTTGAGAAAGACCTGTGTGAATTATGCGAACTGCTTCTATTGGTAACTCGACTCTATAATACTGATCGTCCTCGTCCATTATCCTAAACCTGAGTTGAATCTCATGAACTCTATAGCGTTTTTAATTTGATAAGTTCTATTAGTTATCTGTTTAAGTATACTTTCAATATAAACTAACATAGTATCATAATAGTCAATCTTCAAACATGCTGTAGATAATTTTTCATCGGCATCAAGATATTTCGTCATCGTGTCCTTGTCTCTAATTTTTTTAGGAAAAGGATTTTGTGCATATACGTCAGGATCTGCTTTACCGCTAAAGTATTCATAACGTTCATGTCTAATATTTTTTCTTTGTTGTTCTGCTTTCTTTCTCATAAGAAAGATGGTATTATATAATTCAAAGTATTTTGCATGAAGAGCGGGAATGTTGGTGGACTCCGTATGTAAATTGTCCATGTCAATCTTTGAGTCTTTTTCCCACATCTCTTGAAGTTTATCAAGATCGATCATAAAAGATTGTTTTCCATATCTGTCAAGTTGTACATAGTATACTTGAAACTTGCCTCCGCTGTAAAGTATTCGATGTCCGTATCGGTAGCATCAAACGTGATCGTTGTCAAAGAATATGGAAATAAATCTTTGAACATCACTTGAAATTTAGGGACAAGATTGTTACTAAGTATCTGAAGTGTAGCATCAGAATAGATATTGTCACCACCTTCTGTAGGAATTATTCCATAATCTGGTCCTTCATCTTCTAAGTCAGAAAAATTTTTTCTGCTTTCAGGAAATCCTAAACCACGAATCCAGTTTTGAATCTCCATATAGTTGGTTAGATCTTCATCAACTAAAAATCTTATTGTTAAATCTCCAAATTCAATTTTATCGCCAGGTACTGGAATATCTCTAAGATAATTAGGTTGAATAGTAGTTCCCAAATCAATTGCTGGAATATTTGCTTGGTTGCAAAGGAACGCTGTCTTAGGACATCTTTTTACAATAAACCTAAAACCAGTTGGTGCTAAGAAGTTTCTATTTTCAACCTGCCTTGAATATCTCTCAGCAGGTTTTGTTCTTTTTCTTGATACTGGCATAATTATTCGCTTACAACTGTGCTACCATCCCATCCACCATTTTTGCCATTTGTATTGACAGTCATGTAAGTTGGGTCTGAATCATAAACTGCTCTATCAGAGTAGTCATCAGACCATTTTCCATCACCACAGTAGTAAACGGTGATGTCACTATCTACTCTGCTTATTCTTTTAACGTGATAGGGCATGGTCCTAGTTTTTTAGTTATTTATCTGATAACACAAAAAAAGGACCCCGAAGGGTCCTTGATAACTCTTGTGAGTATAGATCACATGAGGTTCTTAACAGCAACGCGACGATAGTAGCGGTTCTGGTTAACGATAAGTTGACCACCACGAGCGTTCTCTTTTCCTTCAGAGAATGGGTTGGAGACGAGACCGTAGCGGGTCTTGAATCCAATCTTGGGCTGGAAGGAGTTCTCTCCAACAGCACGAACCATTTGCAGGGGAACGTATGGGCAGTAGA